CTTTCTCAACGAGGTAAAGTGACCCTTACGGATCACAATCCAACCCCACCAGGCATGGTGTCCTGGAACTATGTAATTGCTACATAGTCTCGGTTTCCACAAGTTCCATTAGGAACACGTGGTCCGTCACCTTGTAGTCCCAACCGACTTTCGTCGATCTGTAACGGCCTGTAAAGACCGCCAAAGAGGATGACTCAATAGGGTCACCCATGGGAGCTAGTTCCTTTAAGTTATGCCAATAAACATAACCGCCGTCTCCAGTCTCTCTTTTAGGAGAAATAGGAGATAACCTCTTTGGCCTACGTGGCTTCTGGAAGCTTACCAAGCGACTAGTATCTTCATGGTCATAACCACCCCAAAAACACCGTGGAACACTCTCGGCAAGCAATCGCCAAAGAGGGTAGACCTCACAATCAAGGATCTTATCGATCCCTGACGGTGGGCCACTGTACTCAAATCTAGACCATTTACGCACGGCATTCGCCGTTACGATCAGGTCATGGAGATGAGCTATAGGGCCACGAATGTAGAAAGGAGTTACACAAGAGCCATCATTGTAATGACCCCCACATGATTCACGAAAGCCACCGTCGTGGTACGACTTCTTGGAATTAACCTTGAAGCCCAACACGCCGAGAGCGAACGTCAAATCATGATACATCTGTGTTGGGACGATTATATCATCTCCGTAAACAGATATAGTGCCGGATGTTCCCGTGAAATACGCAACAGCTTTCGCTATAGCGTAGAACAATAGGCTTTCGAGCTCAAACGTGAACCCGTTACCCATAGATGAGAACATCTCGTTGTGATGTACATCACCATCAATGATGGTGGTGTGACAACGTATGTCATTAAGATAGGAGAACCAAAGCACAGGAAGTGCCTGATAGACCAACTCGAAACACACACTGTCACTTGCAGACGATAAGTCCAATGTTGCCAAGGACCCATCACGGGAACCAATCCTAGCTAGGGACTGATTGCGGGACTGATCGTTAAGATTAATCCCTTCCCGGCGTAGAGCGTTTCGAATGAAACGCCCCGCGCCCTTTTGCAAGTACATGTTGACATCGGGTTCTTTGCAAGCGCATCGATCGATATCAGTTTTCTTAGGAACGGTGAACAGAATGTTACTATCAACGAGGCATAGTTCTTCGCCACGCTGAAAATCCGCCCAGATGCTCCGGTTCACGCCACGCGTTTCCGCGTTAAGTGGTTCCGTAAGCACACTGTCCTGGTAAAGGAGCAGTGCAGTCTGGTAGGCTCTTGTTGTAACATCCGCTTTCCCGGTGTACTTCCCGCTAGCATGCGAGGAAGCACGACTGCGACTTGTCGACGCCCCATTAGAGAAAATGCTCGTAAGCACCTCTTCTGGAACAACCTCACCGATAACCGAAGCAATCAACGAAGTTACGAAAGACATGAACGCCTCATATGACACCCTTGGCAAAATTTGATAGCCAGGGTCTATTGTCATTAAGCGAACATTAGTGGCCTCATTGTCTCTTTCAGTTGCCAACCATTTGGTAATTGCACGATTTCGTCGTACAACCGCGGGATCAGTTTCATCAGAGACGTATTTTGAGACCACTTCACTCAAAAGGTAGTCGCGCCTAAAACAAGGCGTTAAACCCTCGAGTGCGTCTATAATCGTAGTTGTCAAGTCGGACGGGAGCTTGAAGTTCGCGTCCACCACTTGATGGTTGCTTTTCTTCAACTTGTGCATGTGATAATTCTCCATGCCCTAACTGGGTAATCCCAGAAAGGTAAGCCAGGTACAAACCAAAAGCACATAATGCACTTAAGGCAGTAATCACCAAAAAGGTGACGAAATCTACTGAGTTTCTCAACTCAGTAAATACCCTGAAGCTTCGTAAGCATCCCGTTCGTAACGGTATTGCTAGCGGCCAGCGCGGTGAGCATCTCGCTAACCACGTCCTTCCGCTCCTGTTCGGTGCTTTCAGCATCGAACGTGAACGAAATTTCACAGTTTGCGGCCCGCACAACGACTGGCGAACTAACGCCGTTAATCGTCTGGGTTTGCACGACCGGGAAACGACCCTTCAAAAGACCGCGATAGCGGCCTGTGGTCGTTCTCCGAAGGCTTGCCGTAAGGGTATTATCCCCGATAGGCACGCCATTTGACTCCACGAAACTCGCAACTCCGCCCTCGATATCTCGGGGAACGAAGGTGTGACCGACAGGAGTAGCAGCGGCGTCCGTTAGGACGACGTTTCCAAAAGCTGGCATTTAAGCCGGCTCCTTTCACTAGAGGCCATAAGGCCACTGGTACTCGAGGACAGGATTGTCAACGAGGGTTCAACTCTCAAGGTAACAGACCTATACAAGTTGGGAAAGAAGCGCAAGTAATTTCTGCGCTTTGTCCAAAGAAAGTGGATTCTGACGGCCATAAAAGCCGCCGGCGGGGAACTCCGTTAAGGCGTCCCGGACGAAAATAAAAACGTCCTTCTCCACTGCTCCTACCGTCCCGTCAACACGTAATGTGCCATAACGGGCTTGGGAGCCATATCCACCGAGGAAATCCAACCCAGCTGTTGCTGTGAGAGAGCTAAGGGTATTGCCGATTGGTGCGAACCAATCAACAACAAAGCTATAGGGAATAACCTCCCATCCTATGGATAGAGGGTTAATGAGATCGTGGTTACTGAGGGCCCCAGTTAACTGGGAATCCACAGTCGCCCATAACTCACATTTATCCCGATGCTTTATACGAACATGTGCTTTGTCACCGCTATAAGTGGTGTCATAGTCAAAATGAGTCCGAACTGTACGCGAAGCGTGCAGAATGGGAGCCAGAGGCTTCCGTTTTACCATGTCATAATACATGTCGTGGATGTCGGAACAAAGAGGTTTCCAGCCAAACTGCCAGGACAAATAAGCATCACGCCCCTTACGGAGCACTAGCCCAAAGTCCTTAGGAATCTGGCTTAAGTTACCTCTCTTAACTGCTAGCAAAAGCTGCAGTAGATCCGTACCCTCCTTAGCTATACTCTCTGCGGATTGCCGAGTCTCAGCAAGGTAGGTTCCTAACTGGACCTTGCCTTTGTTGAGTTTCAGCAAACATTCGGTCACAGCTTGTGCGTGACCGTCTGTGTTTAACACACCCTGTTCCTCGCCAAGCACGCCGTCGGGATTAAAGTCCCGAGGGTTACCACCAAGCCATATACCAGAGAGTTCCTCGCGTACCCACTCGGGGTTCGCTTCGTACACTCTCTTAAGGTGTCCGGCTTCATAGTTGTACTTCGCAACCTTGCGGGTGTAACTAGTCGGATCTCGCCACTGAATACCGGCGACATCTCTCCAGGCATGCTTTGTTGTAGGACTCTTACTCCATTCGTCTGTCACTCGCGTGACAGGGTTTGGAGAGTCCGCAAACACCGTACCATCATATTCACTATACAGCTTATAAGGGCTGTTGAATACACCGGTCCTAATAAAATGACCGATGCCGTTGGTAGGTGCTGTCAAAGTCATGCTAAGCTCCACATGTTGGAGCAAACGACTCCCGTCGCGCACAACGGATTCTAACCGTGCTACGCGATAGTCATCGCTTGCGATGAAACTCCCGTCCTA